ATAGCTTGACGACTTCTCGCTCGACCTCGTACCCTCGTTTTTTATTCGTCACCATAATAAATTTCCCTTGAGTTCTTGACGGCTTCAGCAAGGTTCTCTTCCCTTATCTTCAACTCACGCCTTGCCTTAATTCTGGCGTTCAATCCTTCTCTGAGAACTTCATCTGCCACTTGCGACATAGACTTATAGGTATCCGCTTGCGCTTCCTCCTTGAGCATCCTTCTCGTCTCAGGACTCAGTAGTAATATTTGCTGTTCACTTTCACTCATGCCTATCACCTATATAATTTTTATATAATAAATATAGATTGGACTTGTACAACGTGTATGTTTGGTGTATATGTAGTGAATAGAGTGTTAATAAACGTGTAATAGGAGATGAATATGACCATCCACGACTTTCTCTTAGACTTGGTTGCCGTTAGAGGATTAAGTCTTAATACAAGAGATGCGTATGCGAATGATCTGAGAATATTCGACAGATATGTAGACAACATATTAGACGCAACGCAAAAAGATATTACAGACTTTATCGCCTCTGAGAGAGCCAAAGGGTTTAATGATAAGACAGTGGCAAGACGATTAGCCTCTATCAAAAGCTACTTTGATTTTTGCGTCAAAGAGGAAGCGATAGACGAGAACCCCTGTAAGAACATACCCAAAGCCAAAGCACCCCTTACATTGCCCAGAGTTTTGTCTGTGAAGGACGTTAGTGCTATTTGTGATGCGTCCGAAAGGGTAGGGCGTACACCCCTGGAGAAAGCCAGAAATAAAGTCATAGTCGAAATGCTGTATGGTTCAGGACTCAGGGTATCGGAACTCATATGTCTGAAGAAGGGTATCTTTACAGGCAAGCCGGAACATATGATTGTAAAAGGGAAGGGCAGTAAGGAACGTCTTGTACCTATATCATCCTACACCACTGAAGCCATAGAAACATATCTTGAATTATTACTTGAGTCGCGTTTGAGTAACTCACAATACTTATTTCCTACCAACTCACGGCAAGGCTACATCAACAGAGAGCTTGTCTTTCAATCGTTGAAGCACATAGCCTCTGTTGCTAGAGTTGACCATAGGAAAGTATCACCCCATAAACTGAGACACGCTTTTGCATCACACTTACTCGATAATGGTGCAGACCTAATGGTCATCTCTACTTTATTGGGTCACGCCAATGTCACAACAACAGAGATATATACACACGTTGCTGACAGAAGGTTAATTGAAGCCGTAAACCAAAACCATCCATTTGCTAAAAAAGGAGCAGTCAATGAACTATAAAACGGGAGTAGGGTATAATCGCTACAAACACGGGTCTAATCAGAGCCAGAAATATGAGAGCGATATACAGGATTATGCCGATGAGAGAAACATAGACCTATTGGAGTGCTATTGCGATGTATATCAAAAGAGTGCGGTCACAGACACAAATATTACTGGCCTACAGGACGCCACCCAAGTCGTGACCTCTAATGAGCAATGCGTATTAATCACCGCTACAATGCGAAATATTGAAGAGAACCTTACAAGTGTGAATTACATCTTGAAGACCAAAACACCGATGCTGGACACAGAAGACCTAGAGGGTGATGTGGTATTCAATCGTAAGCTCTTGGAACGTGCGGAAAAGATGATAATCCACAGAAGAGAGAAACACGCTCAAAGCATTAGGAGAGGTCAGGAGAGAGCTAGACACTCAGGACGTAAGTTTGGGGGTAATAATATTCTTGAAAATCGTAAGCAAGGAACTCAGGCGATTAGTGAGAGTGCGTCTGAGTTTAGACAAAAGATAATCCCCATACTGAGAGAGATACGCAATCAGCATGGTGGCGTTGTGACCTATGAGGATTATAGGCGTGGCTTAGAAGAAAGAAAGATACGCACTAGAACCGGGAATACAAAATGGCAGCGGTCAACAATACGAAATATTTTAAAAGGAGAGGGAAGATGAATATTCAAACAAAATTACCATGCGGTAGCGATAAACTTGAGTGCATAAAAGACTACCTATTCGATCAAATCAAAAGGGTTGTCGTTGATAGAGAGATAGAAATATTCCAAATGCAGAACGAAAACAAATACACTTCTGGGAAGGATAATGAGTTTGTAAATTGGCTCAATGAAAGTACATATGCCCGATGCTTTAGCCGTATCGCCCTTCGTGCAAGACTTCAAGAGCGATGGGCATCCATTTCGGAAGTGACTTCCACCCTCCGATGCAATGACAAAACGGCTCGTAATCTCTATCAAAAATTTATGGACTACAAGATGATTGAGAGGGACAAGACTAGCGAAAAGCTATTATTTAAAGGCACATTGCATGGGATGGAGATCTTTGATCGCTACGTTGAATTGCTGTATGTCAACCGGGGAGAGGGTCTATATGACCACTTAACCGATGTCCTTCAGTACATGAAATTGACCCGAAAAGGTGGTAGTGACTACCAACAAAAAAGGGAGTGACTACCAGTTGATTAAGTGAACAATTAACATTTATACTACAAGGAGTAACTTTTAATGAATAGGGATAAACCTTTGAGTTGGAAAGAAAGCAGAATGGAGAGAGGTCTTAGAGTAAGGCGCAGTAATGATGATGTGTTTTGTAGACGCATCACTGTGCCTCTCTGCACCACAAACCATCTGCAAAATGCGATAGTTGTATTTGCGTCTTTGGTGGATGAATTGAAAGACATTGACCAAAGTAATATCAGCGATGTGCGTAAGATGAAACTAATGGAAGACTCCATAATGGATAGCTCTAAGAGCTTAAAAGGGGCAGCAGACTACTGTATTGAGCTACCCAACGCTCCAGAGGTCAGTTTTAGGAGAACACGTTGATATCATTATGTATTCATCTTATAGATTGGACTTGTATGCACATTGAACGTGTACAGACGCAATTTATATTGATGATTAATGTAAGAATAACAATCGCTTGCCAATACTTTAAGAAGTATTCTTTTTCATTGAGCAGAGTAGAGAGTAGTGAAGTATTGAGCAGAGGTAGTCACTGTAACCCATTGATTGCCTTATATAATATAAACCATAGTTAGGAAGGTTTACTGTCTGAAGTTGGCGCATAATATATAGAATGTCAGTCTCGAGATCTGATCAGCCTGATTAGCCTGATCAACCTGACCAGACAGATTAGCCTAACCTAACTAACCAGATGAGGTTAGTTATGATTGAAGATTTTTGTAAGATAGTTTTTATATTTATTAGTCTTGTATTATTAGCGTGGTCTCCTGTTATTTTTGCGAGTCTGCAATGGTAGGGAAGATTACAGATAATAGACTTTTATCAGGTTCGCAAATTGCAGCCTTGATGGGAGACAGTAGTTACTTTTCACCCAATAAACTTTTTACCCATATCTTAGGCGCGAGAGGTGTTGATGGTTTTGAGATGGTAGATATAGAGCAAAACGAGGCGATGGAATGGGGTGATATACATGAGCCAGTTATTATCAAAAGAACGGCTGATATTCTTGGTATCGACAAGGTAACTGATAAAGTGAGAGTACCCTATCATTACTACCACGATGGCAAGAAATTATTCTCTGTGTCTTTAGATGGCATCCTTCATGTGGAAACCAAAAAGACTATTACCATAGATGATAGATCAACATTTGCGCCACAAGGTTTGAGCATGGACTTTGATATAGAGGGAGATGGAAACCTAGAGGTCAAAACGACAAAGACCTACTTTCGTGATGTACCGCCCCCTCATTTGGGAGTGTGGCAGTTACAAGCTGGTCTCATGGCTACAGGACGTAAATGGGGAGTGATAGCTATCCTTTACTCTGGCTCTCAACTGTGTCTCTATTTCTACAAAGAAGACGCAAAAATGCAGCAAGCCATTATTGAGAAATGCAAAGACTTTTACATGAGAGTCGAGGCGATAGAGAAGGGGGGAGAGATAGGAGACTATATGTTTCCATCGAAAGACCCAAATGATTTAGCTATGGTCTTTGACAGTCACGATAGTGATGCGCCTGTAGTTGATCTTGCAAATGTTGGTGATGAGATATTAGAGATCAATCAACTCAAAAGCATGATTAAGACCTCTCAGGAACGCATAAAAGAACTTGAGGCTGTCGTTATGAAGGAGATGGGTAACAGTGAGGAAGGGGAGTTATACAACAATCTTGGAGAAACATCGCACAAGATTAAATGGATAACAAGGCACTATAAGGCACAACGTCCAACGATGACTAAAGCCAAGCCGGAGCGTTATGAAAGAGCCAAATCTTTAACGATAAAGGAGATGTTGTAAAATGGTACAGTTTGCTAATGAGACGCAAAAACGAGTGTATGATTTTATCAAGCAATACATTCTGGAAAAGGAGTACTCACCCATGCTCAAAGATATTGCTGGAGAGACAGGCTACTCACTTAATCATTGTGGCAGAGTTGTAAATGAATTGATTGCTGATGGTCACTTAGAACGTACCAGAGCTAAGAAAGGCTTGAGAGTTACGTCAACTAGCCATACTTAGAGCTTTTTCTGTAGTCTCTTTATTTCTACGAGTCCACCCACGACCAAATGTCTTGAAGGTTCGCAAGGACTCGTAGAAACTTTGTCTAATAACACTTATCTCTTCAATCATATATTTTACATCTTGTCCGTTAGCTAGAGCTAGGGTCTTGTTTCCTATAACCCCATCTGTTGTTGCCCCACACGCCTTCTGTAGAGCTTTTGATACTCTTCTTGTGCCTGAGTTTACCGCCCAATCAAAGACAGCCCAATCCAAGCCTGAACTTAATTCATCACACTTACATCTATCCCAGTAATTCTTTTTATAAATAGGCGCAACATCTTCAACAGTAAGGTCTATCATTTCCTTTGTGCCACCCCAATCCTGATATACTTTCTTTGTGACTCCAAGGTTAGTCTCTCCACCTGGGTCTTCCTCGTGCCAGACATAGCCCCCTTCGTGATGTAGCAGCATCTCTAGACATTTATCAAAGTTCTCTTTCATCCTCTTCCTCTTCTTTCTTTTGAATATAATTTACCCATTCAAGGTTCATATCAGACGCAAAACGACAGTAATTACATACGCTGTCTTCAACCTCTAATTGATGACCACAGACGTTACATTTGATTTGCGTCACTTAGACTTTCTAGTCTTCTTCTTCGTCTTCGAACTTGGTGAAGAACTTTTTGTCTGTGGGTAGATAGACGTTATAAAACGCCCCACAGTTTGTACAAATGAGCTTAGTAAGTCTTGTATATTTTTCATCAAACCTCTCATCGAAATCCTCATGCTCTAGCTTTGTTGTGTCTCCGTCACAGTGAAAGCATTTCATTCTTTTAGATTATTTCTCGCAACGCCTTTAAACTTCTCAAAGCTCCTACTGGCTGACAAGCCAAGCAATGAGAGAGTTAGCGTGAGAAGACCTTCTGTCTGTATTTCAGGAAGGGGTATATCTGCACCACTTACAGCCACAATCCAATTAGCAATAGGCGCAAGGAAAAATGACCAAAATAACCCCAAAGCACAAATCCACATTATTGCTGGTCTTGCTCCAGCTACAAAGATGCTAGAGTGTTTGGCTTGTGCTAGGTTTATATCTGCTTGTGCCTTTTGCAGCCCAATGATGGATTGCTCTAGTTGTGCCTTTAGTTCATTGGACTTGTCTTTGTCTTCAACGAACTTATCAACAATAGGCGCAACTGAACTTAGAATAGTTGAGATCATGTCTTCTTCTTTCTCACAAATGTCTTAACTTTAGCTGTGGGGTTTGCTCTTTTGCGTGTAACCGCAGACTTAATCTGAGATTTAGTCATAGTTCTAGCTGTAGCTGCCGGAACACACTTTGGATATCCTCTTTTGCTTTTGGTTGCTGACTTACGTCCACAGGGCTGAAACTTACCATCTTTCTTAGGCGCAGATATATCAACCCAGTTGCCCTTCTTCCCTTTGCCAAACCACTTTGTTAATCCACCTCTAGGCTTTGCCATTACGCACTCACAGTCTTATATTTTCCACCACGTTTCTTGTACTCGCGAAC